AAGGTTGGATTCCTTTTAGTTTTTGTCAGAGCATTTGCAAGAACAATCCTCAAAGGATTCTCTAAGTTTTCCCCTGTTGTTATGTTCTTGTTCTTTGCATTACTTGGAGGTGGCACTCTGAGTCTCATGGAGAACTTCAAGGGACCCGAAGGGTCTGAGGTGGTCCGTGAGTTCCGCACCCCCTTGCCTGAGGTGGTCCGTGAGGGTCGCCGAGGGGATTCTGGAGGTCCCACAGGGTCCGAAAGGGTCTCAGTGGGTGGCATTGAACTTTATGAACCTTAGAGAAAACCGCGTGGAAAATCCCGAAAAAACCGTCCGTAAAGAAATCCGCGAAGAACTGGAGCAAATGACGGATGAGGAACTTGATGTGCTTGAACTGCTGTGTGATCTAACGTTGTTTCATCGGGAGTTTGCACGGGCACAAGCAATTGTCTTTAATGTGTCTTGGGGTAAGGATGCAATCCGAACTGTTCTTAAGACCAGCTAAATAAGACGTTATAATTAAGACTGAAGTGGAGTGAATTAGTTTTCATGGCCAAAGGGTTTACCGTTAAGGCATCAAAGCCTAATACGAAGAAAGATGGTCCCGAGTGGGACTATGATGCAATTAAAGCACGAATGAAGGGGAAGGCAATTGTCTTCTGTCTTCCAGGGCGCGGTTGTTCTTATGCATTCCTGAAGAACTTTGTTCAGTTGTGTTTCGATCTGGTACAGAACCAGATGAGTATTCAGATCTCACAAGACTACAGTTCCATGGTGAACTTTGCCCGTTGTAAGTGTCTGGGTGCCAATGTTCTGCGTGGTCCCAATCAGATTCCCTGGGATGGTAAGTTGCAATATGATTGGCAACTGTGGATTGACAGCGACATCATCTTCAACACCGAGAAGTTCTGGCAACTGTGTGATGTTGCGTTCCCTGCTGATGCAGTGGATGAAGAAGGTGAAATCATTCAGGAGAACATGCGTCCCATTAGTGCTGGTTGGTATTCAACTGAGGATGGTCGCACGACTTCTGTTGCACACTGGTTGGAAGAGGATGACTTCCGCAGTAATGGTGGTGTCATGAATCATGAGATGGTTGATGGCATTCAGAAGCGTAAGAAACCCTTCACCGTTGACTACACTGGTTTCGGTTGGGTCATGATTCAGAAAGGTGTCTTCGAAGATGAGAAGATGACTTATCCTTGGTTCGCTCCTAAGATGCAGGTGTTTGAATCTGGTGCTGTTCAGGATATGTGTGGAGAGGACGTTTCGTTCTGTCTGGACGCAATCGAAGCAGGATATGAAATTTGGTGTGACCCTCGCATTCGAGTTGGTCACGAAAAGACTCGTGTAATCTGAGGTATCAATGGCAAAGTTTTCAAAGGGTAAGGGTGGAGTTGACATTCTGGAGTCACTCCCCAAGAACACACGACAGGGTTCTGGACGCAATACCAAATACGCAGCAACATCACGCAACAAGGCAAAGAAAAGGTACAGAGGCCAAGGACGATGAATTTAATCTGCAATCTCCCCGCACAGAAGGTTTGGGTTCGTAAAGAATATCTTCGTGATCATCAAGATGGTCATGGGGAGTTTGTAGAGGGTGTCTGGATCTCAGCAAAGTCGATTCCTGGACGTGCTTTTTACTTTGAGACTTATCTTCCAAAGTATGGAGCAATGTTTGACAAACTGCCCATCAGTGCGTTTGTAAGCAGACCAGAGACTCCAGATCCAGACTTGGATCTTCCTAACCTGCAGTTCTGGAACTGTATGGATTATGGAGTGACTTGTATGAATAAGGCATTCATCTCTTCAATGGATGCCGAAGTCTTTTCTCGTGACCATGGTTTCCTCAAGGGTCAGTATCTGTTTACTCTTGACAATTATCATGCAAACCCAGATGTAATTGATTACAGTGTCTCTGAAGTTCCACAGGAACACAAGTCACACAACTGTGTTGAGTTGGATAACGGACAGTTTGCTCTTTATCCCAACAACAGAATGAGACTGTATGATCTGTCCATCACACCTGAAGAACCATTGGTTCCTGACTTCAAGGTTTCAACCATTGAGTATCAGGTTGAGTGTGGAGTTCGTTGGGGACGACTTGGTGACACAGATGATTATTACTGGCAGACAGAGGAAGAGAAGACAAACCTGTATAAGGACATAAATTATTAAAGGGATAGGAACCCCTTAAAAAGTTCTGATTTCTTCGCAAATCAGTAACATGCACGACTTTTTAGACAACGAAGGCAACCACATGCATCAGAAGATGCTCCGTGAGATTGCAAACGATAAACTTACACCTAAGAAGCACGACTTCATTCATCAGAACGAACTTCACGAAAAGATCAGAAACGAAGACGATTATGATGATTGGGAATATGGAACAGAACCCATTCCTCTAACCGAGTTTTAAGCTTCTAAATAAGGTTGAATTGTTGTAAGTACTTCTGTGCCGATTCAACCTGCACAAAGAACCAGTCTTGGTTTCAAAGACATCAGCGCATCGTTTCAGATTAACCCTCTGAATGATGATTTGATTGCTTTGAAGAATGAGAACGCGATTGCTCGTGCTCTCAAGAATCTTGTGTTGACTGTTCCTGGAGAGAAACCTTTCCAACCTGATGTGGGTTCTAACGTTTATGCGTTATTGTTTGAGAACTTTGATAAGTTGACTGCTGAGTCAATCAAATCAGAAATCGAAAACACCATCAATAACTTCGAACCTCGTGTTCGTTTGAATAAAGTTACTGTTGAACCAAACTTTGACTCTTATGAGTTTAATGTAACTGTTCAATATTACATCGTTGGCATCGATGTCCCTACACAACAACTCACCTTTGCCTTAGAACCCAACAGGTAAAATGCCGTTAGTTAATTTTAGCAACGTAAACTTTGATCAGATCAAGCAATCCATTCGTGATTACTTGAAGGCGAACTCAAACTTTACTGATTACGATTTCGAAGGGTCTAACCTGACGACAATCGTAGATGCTCTTGCATATAATACGTATATTACTTCGTACAATGCCAACATGGTAACGAACGAAGTGTTCCTCGACAGTGCAACACTGCGAGAGAACGTTGTGTCTTTGGCAAGGAACATTGGGTACGTTCCTAAGTCAAGGAAGTCTTCGATTGCGAATATCTCTTTTTATGTTAATGCCTCTGACAGTGACGCTGTAACGCTCACGCTCAAAGCAGGCATTGTTGCCATCACAAACAAGCAGTTCAATAATAACTCTTACGTCTTCTCAATTATTGACGACATCACAGTTCCTGTTGATTCAAATGGAATCGCTTTCTTCAATAACATCAACATCTATGAAGGAACTTACGTCACACAAAACTGGACGGTCAGTTCCCGTAATCCAAATCAAAAATATTATCTGACCAATAGTGGAATTGACACATCACAACTGAAGGTTACAGTTCGTGAGTCAGAACAGTCCACCGTAAGTCGCACATACACACAATTCAGCTCGTTGGTGGGTGTGACACCTACAAGCACAATCTATTACCTTCAGGAGTCTCCTGGAGAGCGCTACGAACTCTTATTCGGTGACAACGTATTCGGTGCAGCACTGCAGGAACCAAACTTTGTCACTGCAAATTACATTACTTGCAACGGAGCAGCTGCCAACGGAATCTCTGCTTTCTCTTATGCTGGTCGTTTGATTGACAACGAAGGAAGAGTCGTTACTAAAGGCGTTTCTCTTCTTGCAACAAACTCTTCATCTCAAGGCGGAACAGCAATTGAAAGTTCTGACTCTGTAAGAAAGTATGCACCACAGATTTACGCTTCACAAAACAGAGCGGTAACTGCTGCTGATTATGAAGCAGTTGTTCCTCAGGTTTACCCTGAAGCAGAATCGGTTTCTGCTTTTGGTGGTGAAGAACTTGATCCTCCATCTTACGGAAAGGTTTTCATCAGCATCAAACCTTACAACGGTGTTTATCTCTCTGCTGACATCAAGAGAAACCTTCAAGCAGCATTGAGACAGTATTCTGTTGCTGGTATTGTTACTGAGATCATCGACCTCAAGTATCTTTATCTTGAGGCAGACAGTCGTGTTTATTACAATTCTAACCTTGCATCTTCTGCAAGTGCAATCAAATCGGTTGTAAGTCAAAACATTGTCAATTATGCCAACTCGTCTCAACTGAACCAGTTTGGTGCACGCTTCAAGTATTCAAAGTTCCAGAATGTTATTGACAGCAGTCACGAAGCGGTAACCTCAAACATTACCAACATTGCCATGAGAAGAGATATGGCTGCTCAGTTGAACACATTTGCTGAGTATGAGATCTGTTATGGAAACAGATTCCACATCAAGAACCATGGTCACAATGCTGTTTATGACGGTAAGATTATTGGTTACAACATCAAGTCTTCTGGTTTCAAAGTAAGTGGAATCAGTGAGACTGTTTATCTTGGTGACTCACCAAACATGGATCAAAAGACAGGGACCATCTTCCTGTTTAAACTGAGATCAGCAACTGAACCAGTTATTTTGAAGAAAGGGATTGGAACCATTGATTACATCAAAGGTGAGATCAAACTCAATCCAATCAAGATTCTTTCAACTGTTGTCAGCAAAGGTAATCAACCCATCATTGAAATCTCGGCAACTCCTTTCTCAAATGATGTCATTGGTCTCCAAGATCTTTATCTTCAACTGGATAACACCAAGACAACAATCAATATGGTTCTTGATGGAATTGATTCTGGCGACGATGTTTCTGGAAGCAATTACATCGTCTCGTCCAGTTACAGTAATGGAAGTCTGATTAGGGGACCAATCCAAGTTGAAACGACAACTTCAACAACAACGACAACCACGACTGCGACCACAACAACAGTTACGACGACAGGATCTTCAGCAAGTTCCTCCTCAACGTCCTACTAAAAACCATAGTAAATAATAACACAAGAACCTTTAACTAGGAAATGGCAGTCGATAGAGTAAGGATTCAGGATATCATCGAGAACCAACTCCCCACTTATGTGAGGGAGGATTTTCCTTTGCTTGGAGAGTTCTTAAAACAATATTACTTGTCCCAGGAAGTTGATGGGGCAGCATATGATTTGGTTCAAAATCTGGACCAGTATATCAAGGTTGATGAGTTGTTTGATCTGACAACCACAACGGTTCTTGCTTCTAACGTTTCTTACACAGACCAGACCATCACTGCCGATGTTTCTGGTAACTTCACTTACGGTTTCCCCGAAACAAACGGTCTGATTCAAATTGATGACGAAATCATCTTTTATGAGTCCAAGACAGATTCGACGTTTGAGGGGTGCAGAAGGGGTTTCAGCGGCGTTACAGATTACGTTGGGTCTAACACCCCCGACCAGCTGTTATTTGAAGAAACAGAGGCAGACAAGCACACTGCAGGCGCAACGATCACGAACCTGAGTGTTCTGTTCCTGCAAGAGTTCTTCAAAAAGATTAAGTATCAGTTTGCTCCAGGATTCACCGAAAGATCTCTTTTCTCTGGACTGGATCAAAGAAACTTTATTTTCGGTCTCGACAGTTTCTATAATTCAAAAGGAACAGAAGAGTCTTACAAGATTCTGTTCGGAGCACTTTATGGTGTTGCTGTTGATGTCATTCGTCCAAGTGAATTTCTTCTTCGTCCTTCCAACGCTGATTATAAGGTAACTCGTGATTACATCGTCGAAACCATTCAGGGCAACCCACTTGACCTCCTGAACCTGACACTGTTCCAAAAGTCAACAGATGCCAGAGGTTCTGTCAGTAATGTTGTTCCCATTGATTACGATCAAGGACAATATTATCAGATTAGTCTTGACGCTGGTTTCGACAGAGACGTTGAGGTTCAGGGTACCATCTTTGGTGAGTTCAAAGTCAACCCCAAGACCAAACTGCTCAACACTGTCTCCGCAGGTTCAACGATCCTCGACGTTGACTCGACCGTTGACTTCCCCGTCAAAGGTGATCTGGTAACCACAGACTTGGATGACAACATTATCAACCTGTCTTATGACGGCAAGTCATCGACTCAACTTCTGAATGTGACTGGTGTTGATTATCAAATCAACGAGAAGACCGACATTCGTTTTGATGATTATTCTTATGGTTACGTTGGAATTAACACTTCAAATGAAATTAGAGTTCGCATTGCTGCTTCTCTGAAAGATTTCCAACCTCAGTCTGGGAATTATGGTTATCTTGCAGGAGACACTGCGGAAATTCAATCTCTTGGTTATGAGTCTTCAACCAAACTTTCGAAGAACTGGTTCCACAATAACAAGACCAGTTGGACTGTTGCAAGCGTAAGTCTGGTTGACTCGACAACTAACTCTTACGAAATTGAAACGTTTGACCCACACGAACTCAAGCCAGGTTATTCACTCAACCTAATCAACACAGTTGGTGGACAAATTGTTGGTGCAACTGTTCTGAGAACAACAGGAGCAAAGTCCGTTATTGCGAGACTGACTGGAGTTATTGATGTCAACTCTTCTTACACACTTGAGCAGCAGATTCTGAAGGGAAGATCAGCATCTTACACTCAACTGAATGATTTTTATGCCAACGTTCAGAACACTTACACTAAGTTCAATGGTGATCTGTTGGTTGCTTCGAACTCAATTGCAAGATATGTAAACCTCGAAACTAATCCTGATTCCAAAATCAGAACTTTCAGTGGTTCGTTCAGCAACACTTACACCATTACGATTCCTAACCACGGTTTCTACACTGGACAAACTGTTTATTATCAACCAGGAATTACTAAGACAACCACAACGACTCCCGATGGAATCAAGGTTGTAACAGAAACAGAAAGTAAGTTTGCAAGTGTTAGTGCTGGTCCTTTCTACATCAAGAGAGTTGATGTAAACACAATCAGTCTGGCAAAGAGCAGATCTGACATCTATGCCGACAAACTCGTTCTTCTGAATGGTGACGTTGAAAATAACACTCTGACTCTGTTTGAGTTTTACGGCAAGACCGTTAGACCTCAGGCACTTTACAGAGAGTTCACTACTCCAACAGACGAAAGCAAAGTCCATGTGACACAAGATGGTCACATCGGAATGCTTCTCAATGGTGTTGAAATTATCAACTATAAGTCAAAAGACAGTGTTCGTTATGGTGAAATTCAATCCATCGACGTTGACAGTGGTGGTAAGGATTATGACGTAATCAACCCACCAGTTCTTCACATCGCCGATGATGTTGGTGTGGGAGCAACAGGAACTTGTGCCGTCACTGGTTCTCTGAGCAGAATCGAAATCATCGATCCTGGTTTTGATTATCAGGACACACCTGTCATCACCATTTTGGGTGGCAACGGAACAGGTGCTGAAGCAAAAGCCAACATGACATCTGTTGAGCATTATGTTTCTTTCATTGCTGATCCTGGTTCAACTGATGTCAATCTAACTAACAATACAATTGGTTTCTCAACTTTCCACAAGTTCAGAGACAATGAAAAAGTAACTTACATCACCGACACTCAAACCGCTGTTGGTGGAATCAGCACAGGTGCACAATATCACGTCGGTGTTGTTAATGCCTCAACAATCAAACTGTATAACACTGAACTCGATGCTGTCAGTGGTGTCAACACGGTTTCGTTGACCTCTAATGGTTCTGGAACACATCGTCTCAAGTCAACCTCACTGAAGAGAATCATCTCGAACATTGTTGTTCCCTCCAGTGGTAGTGGTTATTCTAACAATCAACAGAACATCCCCACCGTTGCTGGTGTCAGCACTGCTCTGAACCAGTTCAACATTCCAAACCATGGGTTCAACAACAAGGAAATTGTCAAGTTCACTCCAACTGGCGATGGAGTTCTTGGTCTTTCCTCGACCAGAGAATATTATGTTCACAAAGTAAACAACAACTCCTTCTCTGTCAGTGAAGTTGGAGTTGGTTCGACTGCTGTTGATTACTTCTATAATAACAATCTTTACGTCGATGTCCAGAGCGCAGGAACTGGTTCATTCAACTACAGACCAATCACCGTTACTGTTCAAGGTGTAACTGGCGTTTCGACTCTGACTGGTCAAGACTTCAATGCTGTTGTTCAACCAGTCTTCAGAGGACCCATCAGTTCGTTCAGTGTTTCGGCAACTGGTGTTGGTTATGGTTCTTCTGATATTATCAACTTTGACAGACAACCAACCATCACATTTGTAAGTGGTGCTCAGGCATCTGTTACTCCCGTAATCAGCAACGGTAAGATTGTTGAAGTCGTTGTCAATAACAAAGGTTATGGTTACAACTCACCACCAAATTTGACCATCAACAGCAATGATGGGAACTTTGCTGTTCTGACTCCAGTTATTGGTAACGGACAACTCCTGGAAGTTAAGGTCATCAAAGGTGGTGCTGGTTATTCTGCTTCTGACACATCAATCACAGTCACCCCAGCAGGAAGTCAAGCAAGAGCAATTGCAAACATCAGAAACTGGACAGTCAACCTGTTCCAAGAACATTATGCAAACTTGGAATCTGATGACGGAATCATCACACAAAACATTGACAACTCAACTCTTCAGTACTCTCACCTTTATGCTCCTCGTCCTCTGAGAGAGTCCGTCTATTCAATCAGTGGAACGGATGCTGATAATAATGTTTATGGTGTTGCTGACCTAAGCATTGTTTCTTCCAGTGAAGCAGAGAGCATTTTCCACTCTCCAATCATTGGATGGGCATATGACGGTAACCCAATCTATGGACCTTATGGTTTCGCCAATGCCGACGGAACTGGGGCAATCAGAAGAATGGTTTCCAGTTATGGTTTGGGGAACATTGCCAACCTCGATCAAGGAAACGAACCACCAATCGCATCTTGGCCAAATGGTTTCTTCGTTGAAGACTACATCTACAATGCAGATGGAGACCTTGACGAGCACAACGGAAGATATTGCATCACTCCCGATTATCCAAATGGTGTTTATGCTTACTTCGCAACAATTTCTCAAAACATTGACACCGATGGTCCATTTGAAAATTATAAGAGTCCAGTCTTCCCTTACTTGATTGGTAACACCTATCAATCAAAACCAATTGACTTCAACTTCAAGACGGTTTCAAACCAAACTGCTTATGATGTTGAGGGTCAAGGTTGGTTTAGAGAAACAACCTCTTATCACACTAACAGTCCCAGAAGTCAATATGATTATCTGTTTGACTCTTCTAAAGTTGTCAAGCAACTGGTCGAAGTTACTGCAACCTCAACTGGTGGAATCGAAAGCGTTGGTATTGTAACTGGTGGTACTGGTTATAAGGTCGGTGACAAAGTTGTCTTCAACAACACAGGAACTGGTGGAAAACTCCTCGACGTTAAGGTTGCCAGAGTTGCTGGACAAGAACTTGATACTGTCAGTGTTGCTTCAACTTCATTCTCGAATGTTGAGTTTACAAGAAATACTGTTTATCCAAACAGATTCATTGGTCTGACTTCTGCACCACACAACTTCCTCAACAATGATGTTGTGACCATCAGTGGTGTCTCAACTTATTATGAGGGTTTCGGTGGAAGTTACAACGTTGGTGTTAGAAGTGACAACTTTGTTCTCACACTGGGTGTTGGAACTGCTGGCGCAACTGGCATCGTCACTTACTTCTACGTCTCTGGCGCATTTGACAACTCACACGTCAGAGAGAATGATCTGCTGACCATCGATCAAGAGATCGTTCGTGTTCTGAACATCGATGCGGTCACTGGAAGACTAAGAGTTCGTCGTGAGGAAGAAGGAACCACTGGTCTCGCTTATACCAATGGTAGTGTTCTTTATGAAGATCCCAGAAAGTTCTATGTGAACGTGGGTGTCATTAAGACTGATTACTCCTTCCCCATCAACAGAGAACTGTATTTCGATCCAGCAGAAGCGATCGGTGTTGGAACTGCTCTGGGAACTGGAGTCGGAACGACCATCACATTCGGTGATCCTGGAGTTGGAAGAACAAACATCTTCATTCAACCACAACAGTTCTACTTCCCAAGTCACAAACTGAGACTGAATGATAAGGTTCTTTATGCAACCAATGGTGGTAACTCCATTCAGGTTTGGAACGGAACCGCAGGAACTGCTTACACAAGTTTGAGTCAGTTCTCTCCACTTTATGCTGTTCCTTTCAACGAGAACTTCGTTGGTTTCGGAACAAACAAAGTTGGTCTTGGAACCACTGGTGGTTTTGTCGGTGTCAACACATCAACTGGACTCCTTTACTTCACCTCAGTCGGAACTGGCAACACTCACAGTTTCACAACTGACCTTCTGGGTGTTCTGTCTGGTAAGACCGCAAGAAACATCGTCACGGTCTCCACAGCGTCCACTCACACTCTCCAGAAGGGTGATGCGGTTTACGTCAACATTAAACCAGTTGGCGTCACAACAGTTACTGTTAAGTATGACGATTATAACCGTCGCATTGTCTTTGATCCACAAGACTTTGTTGCTGGCAATGTCAACACAACACTCAACACCATTGAATTCTCCAACAACCCATTCAAACGTGGCGACAAGGTAATTCACACGGCAACTTCACCTTCTGGTGGATTGACTGATGAAGCAATGTATTATGTCATTCCTTATGATGAGACCAAGATTCGTTTGGTCGCTAATAAGTTTGAACTGTCTGCCTTAGATCCAAAGTTTGTCAACCTCACAAGTGCTTCAGCAGGAACACTTTCTAAGATCAACCCTGCTGTTGAGACAACTAAGAATAGAACACTGAAGTTTGATCTGTCTGATTCTTCACTGTCCTTTGTTGTTAACGGAATCACTTATTCCGCATTTGATATGAATCTCTATAGTGATGCGGATTATGCGAACCTGTTCGTTAAGACTCCACTCACCGATTCATTTGAAGTTGTCAAGTCTGGAAGACCTGGCATCGATGCCACTGCTAATCTTCAACTGAAGTTCACGGATGAGATTCCTGATCAACTCTTCTATCGTTTTGATCTTGACAATGAAAATCTTATCACAGATGTCAAGAAAGAAATTGAAATTGATAAGGACGTTCCCAATAACAGTGAACTTAACGTTGAGTTCACAGCGTTTGATGGAAGACACGTTATTACTGGAATTGGAACAACCACATTCCAATATGACATTCCAGAAGTTCCATCGGTCACACAATATAACATCAGCAACTCTCAGTTCACTTATGAGACTAATTCGACCAATGTAACTGGTCCAATTTCTAAACTGAGAATTGATGGTGCAGGTGTTGGATTCAAAGTTCTCCCTGGTGTCACTTCTGTTAGAAGTGCAGAAGGTTCTGGAGCAATTGTAAGACCAGCAAGCACAAAGATTGGATCAATCTTGCAAACCAAGTTCAATAACATTGGTTTTGATTATCCTTCCGACTCCACCCTCAGAGCAGTTTCTAATCTCCCAGAGATCCTGGAAGTCGAATCTCTTGCTTCTTTTGAGAGCATCGGAATCTCTTCTCAAGGTAGAAACTATCTGAGAGCACCAAATCTGGTTGTTATCGATGGATTCACTGATGAAATCGTTGATGGTCTGGATCTTGCTTATGATCTTGGCGATGAGCAAGTCACAATCATCGACAACACCACTGGAATTTACGATGTTCCCCCAAGAATCATTCCAGTCAATAACACCAACGGACTTGGGATTGCCTCTGTCTCTTACAACTCAACCACAAAGATTGTCAGAGCATTTATTGATAGAAACTTCACAACTCCAGAAGCAAGTCAGTTTAATTTCCCAATCGGCGCTAAGGTTCTGGTTGAGAACCTGAGTGTTGGTGTTGGAAGCACTGGTGTTGGTTATAACTCAGCAGATTACGATTACACATTCTTTGAAGTTGTTGGTTTTGATAAGAAACTTGATTCTTCCAAACCTTATGTCGATTACAGTCTTGTCAATCTGATTAAAGAAGGAGAAATTCCAGGTAATCTGGACGAAAACAACTCTTATGGTCGCATCATCAACACACAAGATCTTGCGACTTATAATCCAACTCTCCAAACAAACAACTATTTGGTTGGTGAAAAAGTAACAAACCAAAATGATCTTGTTGGAACTGTCCAGAGATGGAATTCAACAACACAACAGTTGGTCATTTTGTCTGCCAGTGAGTTTGCTGTGGATGACAGAATCACTGGTCGTTCTTCGAACACTCAAAGCGTTGTCAAAACAAAAGTTGATTTTACTTCTGAAATCAACACTGGTGCTGGTTCGACTGTCAATGATGGTTGGCAAACCACTTCTGGTTTCTTGAATGACAACCTGCAAAAACTTCCAAACAATGAATATTATCAGAACTTCTCTTACTCACTGAACTCCACCATTCCTTATGCCACTTGGAATGATCCAGTGAGTGCTCTGGACCACGCAGCAGGTTTTGCTAAGTTTGCCGATTTGGACATCATTTCAAAAGAAGATGTTTCTAGAGCAATCATTCAGACTGAAGATTCCAATGTTGAAAGAATCATCGACATTGTTGGTGAGGCAAGTCTGCATTGTGAATATGATTGGGATCTGGTTTCTGAAGAGACAATCACTGTTGGTAATCAAATCGTTTCAACAGAAGTTCTGTTTGATGACAAACTTGTCAAAGATTATGTTGAGTGTGTTGGAAACAGAGTCATCCCAATCGATGACATCAGTGATCAGTTCAACAGCACACAGAGAACCACACCTTTCGCAATTGTTGAATCGTTCAGTGACAATGAACCTTACACCAAGTTCCTGACTTTCGTAAGAGATGCCAACTTCACAAATGAGAGACAGTTCTCAATTGTTGCTGTTGTTCAAGATGGAACGAACACTTTCATTCAAGAATATGCAACAACTCAGATCAACGATGAACTGGGTTCATTTGATGCAGTTGACACAACTGTTGGTTGGGATCTTTATTATTATCCTCAACAGTTTGCGTTCAATAACTATGACATCTCCACATTGTCGTTCAACATCTTTAGTGACAGTGTAGTTGAGAAAAACGACTTCTTTGGTAACAATGTTTTGGTTGCAAGTGCCACCACTGATGTTGGTGCTGGAACCACAACCACTCTGGTGTCCATCTCAAGCACTTACAGATCCGCTAAGTGTCTGGTGATGACAAGAGACGGAAACGATCAAGCAACTGGAACTGAACTGAATTTGATTCATGATGGAACAGATGTTTACCTGAATGAATTCGGCAATATGATGACCAGTGGTGACGCTGTGTTCAACGGAATCGGAACATTTGGTGCTTCAATCTCTGGTTCAAATATTGTTATTCAATACACTCCAGACTCTGGAGTTGGATCAATGACTGCCAGCACTTCAGTTGTTGCGATTGCATCTTCTGCAACTGGAGTTGGTTCAACAGCAATGGAAACTGCTCTGTTGTCCTCAACTTATTATGAAATCTCTCCCGATGCATCACCAACAGCACAAACTGTTGCTTCTTATGAGGAACCTTATCAGGCAAATTACTTTATCGTTTCAGTTGAAGATGTAACCAACTCAAATTATGAAATGTTTGAGTTTGTCATTTTGAATGATGAAACAACTCAGCATGTTCTTGAGTTTGGAAACATCAGAACGGGTGGCGCAGTTGGAACGGTTGGTATTGCACAAACCGTTGGTGATCGAATCGACCTGACCTTCACTGCAAACACCAGTTCAAACACAACAGTTAGAACGTTCTCTGTTGGTCTCCAACCATTCAACAACAATGGTCAGTCAACGGTCTTTGATAATGGTCTTGTTCAGATTGAAAGTGACAATGAGCGCTATGTTGGAACCAAGGTTGAAGTTACCAGTACCTTTGGACTGAAGTCTGGTGGTCTTGAAATCTTCAGAAGGTCATTCGACGGAAGTGACTCAGCAATTGTTGATGTCAATGATCACACAGTCAGACTGAACAATCACTTCTTTGTCACTGGTGAGAGAGTTGAATATCGTTATGGTGACACTCCAATTGGAATTGTCACAGCGACTGTTCCTGGAATTGGTTCAACTGATCTTCTCCCACAGGATCTTTACGTTGTTAAAACTGGTGCCGATAAACTCAAGTTTGCAACCACTGCTGAGAATGCACTGAAAGCAAACCCAGTTGTTCTGGAACCAAATGTAGTTGGTGTTGGAACATCTCACAGTTTGACTGCATATAACCAGAACGCAAAGGTTATGGTTGCCATTGATAACATGATTCAGTCTCCAATCGCTGAGACCAGAATCTTCTCTGTTCTCAATCAAGACATCGTTCTTGGACCAACTTTGGAGACAACAGGAATAACGTCATTCTATGCAAATGATATCATCAAGGTTGAAGATGAATACATGATCATCACGGGTGTTGGTGGTGACAATCCAACAGACCTTCAGGTTCTGAGAGGTCAGTTGGGAACCATTGCAATTCCACACCAGAGTGGAGTCACTATTCAGAAATTCATCGGTCAATATAACATTACCGACAGCACAATCAACTTCGTTGATGCTGCGAAAGGTAAGACACCTCTGAGCACAACAACTGGAAATCCAAACTACAGAGACTGGACTGGAATCACAACTCACTCCACATTCCAAGGAAGAGCATTCTTCAGACGTGCTCCAGTTGGTTCTTCGAGCGAAACTTATCACAACAACTTTGTCTTTGATGACATTTCGCCCGACTTTAGCGGAATCACCAGTGAGTTTGTTCTGAAGTCTGGTAATGCAACTCAGATTGGTTTCTCCACTGATAATGGAATCGTCCTTTACAACGGTGTCTTCCAACAACCTAACAGCCCAACCGTAATCAACAACTACGGAATGGCAGAAAGTGGCATCACAACAATCACTTTCCAAGGGACTGCGATTCAGGACGGAACCGACATCAACAAGGCAACTCTCCCAGTTAAGGGAAGAATTCTTTCTGTTGGTTCAACTCAAGGATTTGGTTTCCAACCTCTGGTTTCTGCAGGAGGAACGGCAAACGTTTCTGTCGCTGGAACAATTACATCCATCAGCATTGGTAACACTGGATCTGGTTACAGATCTGGAATTCAAACAGTTGTCAATGTTGGTGTTCAAACTTACAGCAACGGAATTCCCAACCTTGAGTTCATTGGAACTGCTGCCATCAGCGGCGGTCACATTGTAAGCATTGCAATCACCAATCCTGGAACTGGTTACACTTCAACTAATCCACCAGAAGTTGTTATTGATTCACCATTCCCCTACACCAACATCCCTCTGATTTACAGCGGAATCACAACCGCAGGTGTTGGAACAGATGCAAAAGTTGACATCATTGTCGGTGGTTCTTCAAGCGTTAGATCTTTCGAGTTCACGCAGTTTGGTTACAACTATGGTGATGGAGACATCCTCACAGTTGCAGTCGGCGGAGCAACTGGAATTCCAACTGACACAACTAAGACTTATGGTGAGTTCCAACTGACTGTTGAAAGTCTTTATGATGATTCTGTCAACATGTGGACTGTTGGTTCTCTCAAGGTTCTTGATCCTCTTGATTCTCTGTTCAACAGTGAGAGAACAAGATTCCCACTTAGTGTTGCTGGAATCACAACTTGGGTCAATCCAGAAGAGGGACGTGGACTTGATCTAAACTATAACCTGTTGGTCTTTATCAATGATATTCTTCAGCAACCCAAGATCGCTTACACCTTCGATGGTGGAAGTCAGATCACTTTTGCTGAAGCACCACAACTCGGTGACTCTTCCAAGATTCTGTTCTATCAAGGAACTTCTGAGATTGACATCGTTGATGCAGAAATTATTAGCAACGTGAAGGCAGGAGATACTCTTGAAATTCGCCACGATGTTGACAGAGGTCAAGATGTAACTCTCGATCAGGATCCAAGAATTGTTACTGAAGTTGTTACCAGTGATCTGGTTGAAACTGACCCATACACTGGCGGTGGAATCACACAGGATGAAACACTTCAGAGACCAGTTACATGGTGTCGTCAGTTGTCCGACTTGATTATCGATGGTGCTCCAGTTGGTAAAGACAGAGATGAATATGAGGGTAACTTCTTCCCAACAACTGCAATTCTAAAGGCTGTTGGTGTTGGTTCAACTGTCGTTTACGTTGAAAACAGCAACCTGTTTGATCAATCAAATGAAGGTGCTGGAATTAGCACTTATCAGAAGGGTCTGATCATTAGATCTCAAGACACTCTGACTGCTGCCGCTGCGACAGCAACCGTTTCCACTGCTGGAACAATCACTGCATTTACAGTCACAAATGCTGGTTTCGGTTACACTGTCGCTCCTGCTGTCACAGTTTCAACTCCTGTCGGTGTTGGAACAACACAAAGAGCAACAGGAACTGCTGTTCTGAGTGGATCGACTGTCGATTCTATCACGGTTACTTCACCTGGAACTGGTTATTCCTCAGTTGCACCTGCTGTTCTGATCGAAGAACCAACCATCACTTATGAAAACTGTCTCGCTTACAGTTATGAAGGTGATTTCGGTACGATTGTTGGTGTCGGAACAACAACTTCTGGTTCACAAAGTCAGTTCTACTTTGACACCTTCATTCCTTCTGACTCGACAATGAGAAATGCGCTTTATGTTGGAACCGCAGTTACGGTTAGTGGCATTTCAACGTCAGATTATCTGGTCATCAAGAACACAAACTTGTCAATCGGTGGAACATTTGCTTCACAAACAACCACTGGTGCTCATATTGGCATTGCAACAACTGCTCTCGACTGTGTTTATCAGGTTGCTTCTTTCGAAGACAACGATCAAATCATCCATGAGGGTTCTCTGGTTGGATTTACAACCACTTTGAGAAGAATCTTCGTGAATGTGGACAACGCAGGAAGCGTCGGTTACACAACCGCACCCTATATGGGCGACTTCAGTTGGGGCAAAATCACTCTGGAAGACAGAGCGAACCCACAATCCTTCAACTTCTATGGCGACAACGGTGTTTCTGGAATTTCAACTTCCGCTTTGGTCATTCGCCAGAACCCATTGAAGGATAGTGGTTTCACAACCACCTAAAACACCACTAAATAAAGAAAAACTTTCTCAAAATGGCAGCAATAATTACTGACCAACTTCGTATTTTGAATGCCAAGAATTTTGTTGCTGGCGTCCAGTCAACATCAAATTCTTATTACACATTCATTGGTCTTCCCAATGCGACGAATTATTCGTCAACTTGGGACACGGATCCTCCTGCGCCGAAGGATAACCTGACCGAATCGAATGATTATTATGACACAATGTTGGCTTTGAAAAAAGTCAACACAAACGACGTTGCCCAGGTTGTGAGAAAGATTTCCTGGCAGTCTGGAACCACATATGATATGTGGAGAAATGACATCAGTCGTTCAAATCCATCAGAACCCTCTGGTGCGTTTGATATTTACGACTCGAATTTCTATGTGATGAACTCTGACTTCAGAGTTTACATCTGTCTTTATAATAATGCCACTCCTGAGAACAATTATCAGGGTGGTCCTTCTTTGGATGAACCAACTTTCACAGATTTGGAACCCAGATCTGCTGGTTCAAGTGGTGATGGTTACATTTGGAAGTATCTTTACACCATCAAACCATCCCAAGCAATCAAATTTGACTCCACAGATTACATTCCAACCCCAAGTAACTGGGATACCAGCTCTGATAACGCTGCCGTTCGTAATAACGCTGGTACAAGTGGTCAATTGAAGATCATCACCATCAGAAATCGTGGTGTTGGTCTCGGAACTGCTAACTCAACTTACAGAAATGTCCCAATTTTGGGAGATGGACAGGGCGGAAAGTGCACAATCGTCATTGATAACGACTCAAAGGTCAATTCTATCACTGTTTCTGACGGTGGAACGGGATATACCTTCGGAACTGTCGATTTGGTTGCTGGTGGAGTCCCAACTGGAACCACTTCTCCCGTTTTTAATGTCATTATTCCTCCAAATGGGGGTCACGGAAAGGATATTTACCGTGAATTGGGCGCATTTAACGTTCTGACTTATGCCAGATTCGAAAATGACACCGAAAATCCTGATTTTATCACTGGAAACCAGTTTGCAAGAGTCGGATTGATCGAAAATCCACTCGCTGCGGGTTCAGAAAGCAATTTGGACACCGATAAAGCAGCTGCAACTTATGCAGTTCGTCTTGCAGGTGCTGGATATAGCGAAGCAACCTTCACTCCTGACTCATACATCACGCAAACTGTCGGTGTTGGGTCAACTGCGGTCGGAAGAGTTGTTTCTTATGACCAAACAACAGGTGTTTTGAAGTATTGGCAGGACAGAACCAACTGTGGATTCAATTCTGACGGCACTTTGAACACAAGTCCTGTTTATGGTTTCAGAGAAAATCGTTTCACAGCGACTCCCAACAGTGGTGACCTCACAATTAGTGGTGGAAGCATCAATTTGTCGATTAGCACCGCTTTCCAGGGTGTCTCTACGGTAATAAATAACAGAACATACTACCTGGGACAGACATTTGTGTCTGGACTGGCTGACCCAGAAGTCGAAAAATACTCTGGAAACATCGTTTATGTTGACAACAGACCTTCTGTAACCAGAAGTTCCTCTCAGAAAGAAGACGTTAAAATCATCTTGCAGTTCTAAAAAATCATGCCACAGGAAACTAATCTCAACGTTGCTCCTTATTTTGACGACTTTGAACCTGACAGTAACTATTATAAGGTTCTGTTCAAACCTGGATATCCTGTTCAGGCGCGAGAATTAACGACTCTTCAGTCAATTCTTCAGAACCAGATTGAAGATGTGGGCAATCACCTCTTCAAAGAGGGTGCTGCTGTCATTCCTGGTGGCGTAACTTACGAAAAAAGCTTCTACGGAGTCCAAATCCAAGCGGAATATCTTGGAGTTCCCGTTTCACTTTACCTTGATCAGATTGTAGGTCAGACAATCACTGGTGCAACGTCTGGTGTAACCGCAAAGGTGGTCACTTACATCACTAATGAGCAGTCTGAGAAGGGAAATTACACACTTTATCTGAATTATCAGAATTCAGGAAGCACTGACGCAGCAACAGCGACGTTCATTGATGGTGAAGTTCTTCTAACCAACAGTGCGATCACTTATGCAACAACCTTTATCTCCGCTGGAGAAGGTTTTGCTTCGACAGTTCCTCAACAAGCAGCAATTGTTGGTTCTGCCTTCACTCTGAGTGCTGGTGTCTTCTTCCTCAGAGGTTATTTTGTCGATGTTCCTGATTCACTTCTGATTCTGAGTCAATACACTAACACACCAAGTGTTAGAGTTGGTTTGAATGTTTTGGAGGAGATCATTAACTCCGAAACTGACCCAACACTCAATGATAACGCAAAAGGGTTTAATAATTACACTGCTCCAGGCGCAGATCGTCTGAAAATCACTGCAACACTGTTTGCAAAACCACTTGACGACTTTGATGATCAATCTTTCGTCCAGTTGGCAGAAATCCAAAACGGAAATCTCCGCAAAATCACCGATAACACCCAATATAACTTTATTGGGGACGAATTTGCCCGCAGAACTTACGATGAGTCAGGTCATTATTATGTAAAAGAGTTTGTCACCACCGTTCGTGAAAATTTGAACGATGGACGAGGAAATAGAGGCATTTATAACGCTGGTCAGACCACTTCGAGTGGAAATGCTCCAAGTGCAGACAATATTGTTTACAAAATTTCCCCAGGTAAGGCATATGTAAGGGGATATGAGGTTGATTTGCGTGCATCAACGCTAATTGACGTTGCAAAACCCAGAACCACAAAAACTCTGGATCCACAAGCGATTAATTTTGGGTTTGGACCCACTTTTACGCTGAATAACGTTTATGGTTCAGCAACAATCGGTTTCAACACCTCAAACACCATCAGTTTGAGAGACGAAAGAGTTGGATCCGACCAAGAGGCAAGAGCAGGTAAAGAAATTGGTGTTGCCCGCATTTATGACTTCGCTCTGGAGTCTGGATCTTACAATTCTGCTGTTCCAACAGCAAACGAGTGGGATTTGTCACTTTGGGACGTTCAGACTTACTCTGATTTCACTGTAAACACTGCAGTTACACTTTCCACACCAACTCACATCAAAGGTGAGTCAAGTGGGGCGAGTGCTTTCCTCAAATATGGTGTTTCTGCTGGAACTGCCTTCACTGCTTACGATGTTCAAGGTGATTTCTTCAATGGAGAGAGACTTCTCTTCAATGGAGTCGCAGATGAAAGCAGGTATGTCA